TAGAAAAAGATAATCCTCAATTCATTGCGTTAAAAGAGCAGGCTCGAGAGCTTGGTGCTACCACCAGCTTCGCCGGCACCGAGGTGGCTGCAGGGCAGGACTTTCTAGCAATGGCAGGTTTCGATCCAAAAGAAATAACTCAAGCCATGCCCGACATGCTCGCTTTATCAAAAGCGACTGGCACCGCTCTTGACCAAACCTCTGACATTGCCTCTAACATTATGGGCGCTTACGACATTCAAGCGACGGAAATGGGGCGCATAGCTGATGTCCTTTCAGCCACGACATCAAGCGCCAACGTCGACCTTTCCATGCTAGGCGACACTATGAAATATGTTGGGCCCATAGCAAAGAAAATGAGTGTAGGGCTAGAAGAGTCTGCGGCCATGGCTGGATTGCTTGGTAATATCGGCATACAAGGCAGCCAGGCAGGAACAGTTATGCGTTCTATGCTGAATAGGCTAGCGAGCCAAACCGGGCCAGCCAAAGAAGCTATTGCAGAACTAGGCGTTACAACAAAAGATGCAGCTGGCAATTTAAGGGCTGTTCCGGACATACTCCAGGATGTTGTGAAAGCTACTGACGGAATGGGTAACGCCGACCAAGCCGGCTATCTGAAATCTATATTCGGCGAAGAGGCTGGAGCCGGCGTAGCTCAGCTAATAGAAGAGCAGGGCGCCGGCCAGATAGAAAAGCTTACTGCAGCCCTGCAAAGCTCGCAAGGGCGCGCTCAGCAAATGGCTGACGTAATGGCTGACAATGCCGCCGGTGATTTAAAAAGCCTAGGCTCTGCATGGGACGATGTTCGAATTGAACTGTTTGAATCAAACGATGGGCCAATAAGAGACCTGATCCAAAGCGTTACTGAAATCGTCCGAAATATCGGCGACTGGATGAAACAAAACCCGGAGCTAGCGGCAACACTTGCCAAGGTTGCTGCTGTTATCGCTACTCTTGTTGCTGTAGGTGGAGCGTTGGCGCTGACTATAGCTGGCTTGCTTGGGCCAATTGCCGCCGTGCGCATGGCATTTTCAATACTGCACATTAAGACATTCCCTGGTGTTACTGTTGCCGCAAAAGTTGCCGGAAAAAGTCTGCTTGGAGCTGGCAAGTCGGCGCTTATAGCAGCTAAGTCTACTGGCGCAAAGGCCTGGAGCTTCTTAACAGGAAAAATAACAGCAGCCACAGCCGCTACGGTTTCCTACAGAAAGTCGAACGGCTTGCTGGCCACTGTTATGGCTGGCTCAAAAGCTGCACTTCTCGGGGTGGGTAAAGCTATTACGGGCGCTGTCCTTGCACCACTTAAGTTCTTAAAGCTAGCCATTATGGGTGTGACAAAAGCGCTTGTTATGAACCCCATTGGGGCAATTATTGCCGTCATCGCTGTTGCCGCATTGCTCATATACAAATACTGGGAGCCAGTGAAGGCCTTCTTCATAGGTATGTGGCAAGGTATTAAAGAAGCATTCGCGCCAGTTGGTGAGCTCATGACCGACATATTCTCAGAGGTTGGCCAAGTGCTTGCGCCACTCAAACCTTTGTGGGATGGAATAGCTTCGGTCCTTGGTAAAGTCTGGGGCTGGATTAGCCAGTTATTTAAACCGTTCCAGGCGACCTCAGAAAACCTTGAAGGAGCAACCGACGCTGGGCGGTCATTCGGCAAAATTTTCGCTTCTGTATTTTTGTTCATTCCAAAGCTTGTGCTAGGTGCAATTAAGATGGTTATCGGTATATTCAAAAAGATACCCGGAGCCGTCAGCGCTGTATGGGATGGCCTGAAGAAAATTTTCTGGTGGTCACCTGTAGGCTTGATTATTAAGGCGTTCAGTAAAGCATTCGACTGGCTGACCAATATCGATTGGGCCGGCATTGCCGGCAGGGCCTGGGAAACAATCAAGACCATATTTTCATGGTCACCCTTGGGGCTGATTGTTCGTGGTTTCACCGCCGTGTTCGACTGGCTATCCGGACTTTACTCTAAGTTCCTTGATATTGGCTCAAATATATTAAGCGGTCTGGTCGACGGCATTACCGGCGCGCTGGGCAAGGTGAAAGACGGCATTGTTCAGGCGGCAAGTTCGGTCAGCAGTTGGTTTAAAGAAACGCTGGGCATTAACTCGCCGAGTAAAGTATTCATGCTGCACGGCGATGACACTATGCGCGGCCTAGCGCTTGGCCTTAGAGGTAACGATGAGCCAGTAAAAGAAGTGAACCGAACCAGCGGCCAGCTCAAAAAGGCAGCGGCAGGTATGGCGATAACAGCCGCTGTTTCGATGCCGGTAGCTGCAGAGCAACCCGCTGACCTGGTGCGAAATATCAAGTACCAGGAAGAGTCACTTAACTTGCCAGGCATTCAGGACACCGTTCAGCGCATTCAGACCAAAGAGATTGAGCGCACTACTGAAACGCAGCAGGTATCACCAGGCTCGAACAAAGAAATAACTATGGATAACCGCCTAATTGTCAGTGAAGGCGCTATTGTTATTCAGGCGGGCGCAGGGGCTGACGCTAAAGAAATTGCGCGGCAAGTAAGACAAGAGCTGCAACGACTTGATCGAGAGCGCGCTGCAGAGAACCGTTCGAAACTGAGGGACTTAGACTAATATGATGGCACTTGGATTCTTTGTTTTTGGTCTTAAGACCGCATCGCCCGACAGTGTTGACGAGCAAATTAACTGGCGGCACGCAAGTCAAAATCGGGTTGGCTCTAATCCGGCTTATCAGTTCGTTGGCCAAGGTCCTCAGACCGCTAAGCTCCCTGGTGTGCTTTACCCAGAGCTCACCGGCGGCACCGAGCAACTGGACGAGCTGCGGAAAATGGCGGACACAGGCAAGGCGTGGCCTTGGGTAGACGGTGCCGGGGAGCTCAAAGGTTATTACTTCATTACCGACATCGAGAAAAAATCAACCTCGTTTTTTCCGGATGGTACCGCGCGCAAAATAGAGTTTTCATTAAGCCTTACCAGGGCCGATGAAAACAACTCTGAAAACCTAGCCGGCAACGACGTCCTTTCAATGTCCGGCGGCATGGGAGGTTTAGTAGTCTAATGCCTGAGTTCGTTAAAGTTCCCGACTACGAAGTGCTGGTGGACGGCAAAGACATTAGCGGCCTGTTGCGCTCTCGCCTGGTCAGCCTATCCATAACCGACAAGCGCGGCTTTGAAGCTGACACCGCCTCGGTAACGATTGATGACGCCGACGGAAAAGTATCGATACCGCCACGCGGTGCAAAGATGCAAGTTTCCATAGGCTGGAAAGGTGAGCCGTTATACAACAAAGGCACATTCTTCATTGACGACATCGAGCATTCTGGGCCGCCTGACCAGCTAACTATACGGGGCAAATCGGCAGATATTGCCAGTAGCTTTCAGGAGCTACGCGAAGAGTCGTACCACGAAAAAACGCTGGGCGATATTCTCGATGCTGTGGCTGCTAGAAACGAAGTCAGCGCGCTTATTGCTGACGAGCTGGCCAGTAAAGCCATTGCTCACATGGATCAGCAAAACGAATCGGACATGGCGTTTATGACTCGCTTAGGTGATGAATTCGACGCGCTGGCGACCATCAAAGAAGGTAAACTTTTATTCATGCCTAACGGGCAAGGCAAGAGTGGCTCAGGTCAGGCGCTGCCGGCGTTTACCATTCGCAGAAAATCAGGTGACCAGCACAACTTCACGGCCAATGACAGAAGTGAGTACACCGGCGTTAAAGCTCGGTGGCAAGACGACCGGGCGGCGGAAGTAAAGGCCGACGAAAAAGACGGGGCTCCAACGCAATTTCTGGCAGGCTCTGAGGGCAACGTTAAGGTGATAAGGCACCTTTACGCAACCGAGGGCAATGCCAAGCGCGCTGCAGAAGCGCAGTGGTCTAAAATGAAACGCTCAGGCGCAAAGTTTAATATGGCACTGGCTGTTGGTGAGCCCGGCCTGTTTCCTGAGGTGCCGGTAACGGCGTCTGGTTGGAAGCCTGAAATTGACCAGGCAAAATGGATAACCAAGCAGGTCACGCACGAAATAAGCGACTCCGGTTTAACATCGGCAGTGAACCTAGAGTCGCTAAAGAGTTAGTCTTTCAATAATAGTGTGATCAGTTCCTGGACGATTTGCTGAGCGTGTTGGTCTAGCTCGGCAAATCTTTTTTCAATGTGTCCCTCCGGGTGTGAAACCCGCTTTCCCGTAAGAATAAAGCAGACATCGGCGCCTGTTTTCTCTAGCTCTAAAAGCTTGTCTGCAGGAATAGAGCGCTTGCCTTGCTCATACTTCACATAGCTACTTAAGGCGGTGTCTATAGCGTCACAAAAGCTTGTTTGGTTCAGTCCTATTCGCTTTCGTTCCTGTTTTAACCTCACAGAAATTTTTTAATTTGCACTATTTCCGCTTGCATTTTTACTCATTTGAACTAATAATCCTGATTGTGACATTTTATCTTTCATAATCATAAAGGTGGTTCCCACATGAAACAACAACAACCTAAGCGCCTATACCGCTCGCCCAAAGGTGTTGTGACAAACAAGCCGATTTACGTCCGACTTATGCCTGATGAACTGGAGAAAATGCAAAACATTTCCAGTCAAGAGGTCCGGTCAATCAGCGCCCAAGCCCGGCTGTTCATTATTGAAGGTATGAACAACTACCTTGACGAAGCCGAGCACCAGTAAAGCTATCGGTAACGGCGCTCAACCGCACTCAACTTAATTTGTTTAAGGATGGTCAACTACTCAACCCTAAAGGGATGAGCTTGTAAAGCTCTTGTTGACCAGACCACTAACTGAGGATTAGAAATGTTAGTAAAACGATAATTTAGATGTAGAAACCTTGGAATGCCGCCTCAGTTCCAAGCTCTTTCGTGGCACTGTAAACAGTCCTATTGAGTCATGGACAGTCAACCACGTTGCGAAGCTAAATTATCTGGTCGAGAGGAAGACGAATTTGCTGTGTTCCTCAAGCACAGTTATACGCATTACTCGAAGGAGATACGCGCTATGTTAGCGTATGTACTTAACAAGCATGGGAAACCTTTGATGCCCTGCAAGGCCGCTAAAGCACGTAAGCTGCTTAAAAATGGTAAGGCTAAGGTAATCAAACGTGCCCCGTTTACAATTAAATTATTGTATGGATCGAGCGGCCATACTCAGCACTTAGTTGCTGGCATGGACACTGGCAGTAAATACATTGGCTGTGCAGCTATCGCAAATGGTAAAGTGATTTATCAAAGCGAGGTGGCTTTGCGCACTGACGTATCTAAAAAGATGCAGCAACGTGCAATGTATCGAAGGACTCGCAGAAACCGTAAGCTACGCTATCGCCCTGCACGTTGGTTGAACCGTGCCTCAATGCGTAAAGAGGGGCGCTTAGCACCGTCTCTAAAAAGCAAGCTTGATTCACACTTGCGTGAGAAAAAGCAGGTTGAAGCTATCTTACCAATTTCACATTGGAAGGTTGAAACTGCTAGCTTCGATATACACAAGATAACTAACCCAATTGTGACTGGTGCCGGCTACCAGCAAGGCGCACAGATGGGCTACTACAACGTTAAAGCCTACGTGTTGCAGCGTGACAATTACAAATGTCAAAGTGGACGTAAAACGAAGCACTGCACCAAGCTGCACGTACACCACAAAGTATTTCGTTCTCAGGGCGGCACTGATGCACCCTGTAACCTAATAACGCTATGCGAGACGTGCCATAATGATTTACACGCAGGAAAGTTTGAGCTGAAAGTGAAGCGCTCAAAGACAAAACATGCGACTGAAATAGGTATAGTCAAAGTCCAGTTAAAACAGTGCTGGGGTTTTGAAGAAACGTTTGGCTACGTGACCAAA